AAAGAACCACTAGTAGCAGTTTTAGATTTCGCACTAGTTTCTCCTGTAAACTGAGCAGTTTTTTGTGGGAATACTTCATTGATTGCATCTGCTAATTGACTAGCCGTAGTTTTTTTACCGAAAGAACCAAAGAAATCTACACCCTCTGTTAAAACAAAAGAAAAATTACCTACACCTAAAGTTACAGTATAACCTGAACCTGATGTAGGGGGAGTATATGATGCAGTAGCAGAAGCCAAGTCAATGTAATTATTACCTTGCCAAACTTCTAATCTAACTATCTTCATTATTTTAGGTCTTTCTAATTGTATAAATCCTACATAATCTTTGAATGGTTGTACAGGATAAAGAGAGTGTTTAAAAAATTCAAAGTTATGTACTTCATCTCTGTATATTATTGGTCTAAAAGGATGACCTACTTTATCGTCTATTTTATCCTCAACTCTTTTAATTATTGCACCTACTTCTCCCCTACTTGGTGTAGTATTATCTGTAAATTCACTAATTTGTAATAATGCAGATACATCAAAGTGTCTAGTATAATATCCCTTACCTTGTGAATAGTTTACATCTATATTTGTGAAATCGCTTGGTGATGATGCTTTACCCATTTTTTTACCTCCATTTAAAATCTATCTATCATTCTTTCTAAGTTTCTATATGTAGCCTTTAGCCTATTGATTGTACCTATATCTGACATTTGATATCTACCTTCTGTACCTGTTTCTTTAACATCTTTACCGCCAACATCTTTTTGTGGGGCTAAGAAAGTTTTGTTAACTTTAAAATTATATTCTTGCACATATTCCTTTTCCATTTTTGTTACTCTGATTACTGGGAATATATTACTAGTTCTTTTTAATCTAGTAGCAGTAATTTCTTTAGTACCAAGAGGTTTTTTATCGGTTCTATCGGATACGATTCTTTTTTGTCTAGGTTTTTTATACCATTCAAAAAATTCTTGTGGTGTTTTGTTTATTGCTGCATCAATAAAACTAGCACCATATACTTCTATAATATCTTCTAAAACATCTCTTTCAGAATCTATATCAACAACATCTTCATCTCCTTCATCAGATTCAATGATTAATTGATTTTGTTCATCAATTGATACAGAAGCATTTGCTTTGTTTCTAATTGATTCTTCTGCTTCTAATACCTTTTTTCTATCTCTAGTTGCTTCAACCAAATTTTTAGCATCATCTACTACTTCAGTATCTTCTCCTCTTATTGCTGCTATATCAGATTTATTTAACTTCATTTTCTTATAAGTAATATTTAAATTACCAGTT